CCTACAGTTCCTACACCTAAAATTTCATTCAACCACACCAACACAGATTTATCAGTCATTGCTATCTCGAGTCTTATCTGCCACGTTGGGTATGCTTTTTTATTGTGTGCTCTTTTACGATTGTATTGTTTGTAAGACACACAACCTTCGCCATCAAAGAGTCCGGCGATATACGCTCTATCACATTCTGGTATCATCTCTCATCCTCGTATAAAATTTTTTCTTTGCCATCATAATCCATATAGTATCCGGCAATTTTCTTTTTACGTTTATATTTCTTTTTACTTTCTACTTTTCTTTGTTTGTACTTTGGTGTTCTAAGGTCCTTGGCTACAGGATTTTTCACTGTAGCCTCGCTTTCGCAGCCAACTCATCTAATTGTTCTATTGTTGGCTCCTCTAAATCTAATTCACCTTGTGATTTACATTTATCACATTGGACAATCATATCATAAACTTTGTTGTATCCATTGCCTTTACACTTCGGACAAATGTATTTATGATTTGCTACTTTTATCTTTTCCATTTGCTTTTACACCTTTGTTGTCTAGAAAAAATCTAATTAATCTTCCGATCATTTTAGATCTTGTCCTATTAGTTTTAGTGGCTAACTGACCTAACTTCTCCCAGTCTTCTTTTTGTACTGATAGAGATTTATATTTATTTGGATCCGCCATTGGTTCCTTTCCTCTCTTCCTCAAATTTTTTAATTGTATAAGGTTGAGTGCCTTTTAACATTTCATCTCTTGTATCTTCGTAAGCTTGATCACGTATCATATCTTGATGTTCTGGATATTTAAGAGATAGCTCCATTTCTTTTAAATCATTAGCTCTATCCAACATTAATGCAGTTAATCTAATGTTGCTTGTCAAAGCTAATAATATTTTCATTTCATTCTCAGACATTTTTATTGTTCCTTTCTTATAATTTGTCTCTTCATATATGGGAATTTACAATACAAAAACAAGTCTTGCAAGTATTATTTTTTTAATATATTGTGGTGATCTCTTCTCACACCTTTTGTTTGTTCGTCCCTTTCTTGGGACGAGCAGACAGCTTATGTAGTGATTTTACCCTCGTCTTTTTTAGGATCACAATGAAATTTAGGATACAACTGTAGCTTGTTTATATCTTCCTCTGTAAAATTGCCTTCAGCAAATAAGATTTCGTAAGAATCAGATAGTCCTGCCCTGATACAATCGTGATGATTGTTAAATACTTTTGGATAATCTTGTGTGGTGAAACAATCTCCGCTCGCAACAGAGCAGATGAACACCGTCAATAAAAATTTCATTATTTCCCCTGGCCGCGATACTTCTTCCACGAACGTCGCTTCGATTTGTTCATTTTTGCTTTGCTTGGATTACGTCCAATCGAAGTTTTGTGAAATGTAGGTTCGTGTGCTACAAAATCTTTAAACTTTTTCGCCATCATCCCTCCACTCTTTAACAAATGGAGTCATACCTTCAGGTACGTTTATAGCTGGTAGATAACTTATCTTACCATTTACGTGTTGCTCCAAATCAGCACCACAATTCATACACCTATAAAATTCTTTTGTCAGACCAACTAACATTGTAAATTGATCACACGTTGGACATTTACCATTTACAATTTCAGCTGTCACTTTCATTACTCTAGTATTAACTTCTTTATTGACAAAGATCCATCGATATTTTTTTCTAGTTCAGCCATCGACTTCACACACTGATACTGAATATTATTATTTTTATTTGATCTCATTGCAACCCTTTTTCCTTTCAAACATTCAGACATAGTTTCTTGTATTCTATGTTCTTTAATCTCTCCGTTGACAATCATAAGTAGGGCTATAATTAACTCTGTCATTGATGTGCTCCGTTTTCTCTAACTTTATCTTTTAACGCTTCGATATCAGCTAATGCTTTATCTAATTGTTCTCTTAAAAATTCTATGTTGACTTTGTTAGTCATATTCATTTCCTGAGTTTGTTCCATTTTTTCTACGGTCTTGTACAAATCCTCGATTAAAAATATTTGTTCCTGGTCCACGGGTACTTGTTCGGATTTTTTTAACAAATCATTTTGAAACAACTCACGTGATGTCTCTAGTGAAACTAATCTGGCCGTCAACTCGGTGTATGCGAAGACGCCGGCCGCAACGAGCAAAATCAAAGAGGCTACCGTTTTCATCGGCATCTGCACAGCTGCTGATTCTGAGATGTTTAATGGTTGTTTGCTCATCTAGGTATGTATCCTGGTTCCATAAAGAGAGCCATTAGAACAAGTAATATAATCAGTGTTCCTGTAAAATAGTAATTCATTCCTGGCTACCTCTATATTCATAGCCAACAATTATATATTTATTCTTTGTCTTCGTCTAGGTTTTTTAGCTTATAATCATAAGAGCCTGCTTCGTGCTCATCAGTGATCCATTTTGCAGAATTTTCAACAGACCATTTTCTTGTATTTACTAGTCTATTGATTGCGTTTTCGTGTGGGTTAATTCCCATAGATGGGTCATAAATTTTTAGCCTATTATTTGGTTGAATTGCATAGTTTCCATCCTCTAATTCTATCACGTGACCACACTTGTGTTGGTCCGGTTTCTCAGAGTAACCAAAGTTTAGTTCGTTGAAATCTCCTGCGCACCAGTCAATTGTAAATAGATACTTACCTTTTCTTTTTACATTTCTTCTAGATTTGTATTGCATAGTACAACCTGCGATCTCGTAGAATGTTGTAACAGATACATTGTAACTAAATGAATCCCACATCACCAACTCATCAAGTGGTAATTCTTTTACTCCAGGTTTTGTACAGAATGCAGAGATAGGTGCTCTCCACCATAACCCACCATCTTCCATTAAGAAATGAAATAAAGGTACTTGGTTTGGTATAGAACTAAAACCAAATACTCCAACTTCAAAATATTTATCGTGTGAATCTTTTTGATCTCTTAAGTAGTTACCTCTTACGTAACATTCTATTATTGGTATGTTTGCATTTAGATAAGCCATTATTTTATATCACCCCAATTATCGCCTTTTTCATAATCAACTTTGTTTGGTACTTTTAATTCAACAGCAGATTCCATAATTTGTATTATCTCTTCTGCTTTTGCATCAGACTCAACAGAGATATCTACTTCATCGTGTATCTGTATGTGTGGTATTATACCATTTTCATACAACGCTACCATAGATTTTTTAGTCATATCAGCCGCAGATCCTTGTATTAATTTATTTAAAGCTTTGTAAGTAAATGCACGTTTCAATGGTTCATCATATTCTTTTCGTGCTTGTTCTAATGGTAATGGTTTAAAGACTCCAAATTGTACTGGCTGCCACAAATCAAAATGACAGGCCCGACCAAGTAAAGTTCTAATCTTACCACGATCATTTGCTTTACGAGATACATTATCCATTAACTGTTTTACAAACGGAGCTTTTGTATGATATTGTTTTATCAATTTTTCTGCAGAGTCTTTCATTAATCCTAGCTCTGCCATTAATTTATTTTTACCCATACCATACATCAAACCAAGATTAATTGTTTTGGCCTGTTTACGTTCTATACCAGCCATATCAGCAACAACCTGGTGAAAGTCTGCATCACCTGCATTGTATGCATCAACAATTTCATCTACGCCAGTTAGGTTTTGTAGTTTTGCATAGTGTACTAAAATTCTTGGTTCTTGTTGTGAGTAGTCAAATGATCCCCACTTTGTATTTTCTTCTGGAATAAAAATAGATCTAATCATTGGTCCAAGTTCTGGATGTCTTGCTGGAATCTGTTGTAAATTTGGATTACTCATTGAGAATCTACCAGTTACAGTTCCACCTGCATCAGATCTTATTTGATTTATGTCTGCGTGTATTCTTCCATTAACTGCGTGTTTAGTTATTGAATCTATGAATGTGCTGTGTGCTTTATTTATTTCTCTTGCTTCAGCAATTGCTTTTGGTAATTCGTGTGGATGGTTTTGTAAAAAGTTTTTTGTAAAACTTGGTTCATTACTTTTTGCAGTTCTGTCATACGGTAATTTTAATTTATCAAATGCTTTTGCAATGCTTCGAGCTGCCATAATTTCTACGTCAACTCCTGTTAAGTCTTTGATTTTATTGAGTATTTTCTTCTCACGATTTATTAAATCTTTTTTAATTTGATCTGCTTTTTCAAGATCAACTCTTACACCTTTAAATCTCATATCAACAAGACACGGAAATAATTTTGTTTCTAAATTAAATACGTCCCATAATTCTTCTTGATATAATTCTGTTTCAAGTCTTTGCCAAAGTTTTAAAGTAGACTCAGCATCTCGTTCTGCATATTGTCCAACAAACATTGCAGGCAATCTCCACATATCTTTTTTAGCATCGAGTCCATATTCTTTTGCAGCTGCAATTAAAATACTTTCGTCTTTACCCATACCAATATAATGTTTTGCAAGTGTATTAAGTTGATAAGATAATCTATTTTCATCTATCAAAGACGCTGCAATCATTGTGTCAACAATTTTACCTTTGATATTTATACCTGCAGATCTCAACCAACAGATATCATACATTGCATTGTGAAATATAAAGGTAGTATCTGGTTGATTACATACTTCCTGGAGCCAAGAAAGGACCAGTTTTTTGTCCATATTACCACCAGACTCGTGTTGTATAGGGAAATAGCCTGACCAGCCTTCTACGGCCACCGCAACGCCAGCAATGTGCCCTTTTCCGGTAACATTACCAGAGCCTAGCTCTTTTAGATTAGGATCATTAGTTTCTAAGTCTATTGCTATTTGTTTACAGCCACGCAAATCTTTCAATTCATCTGGCATAACCCATTCTGTTTGTGGTGTGAATAATGGGATTTGTGTACTTCTCACGAATAATCTCTTTCCAATATCATTTCTAAATAGTGAATTGCTTTTTTCACGTCCTCTTCTTTACCTTTAAATTTATGTCTACAAATATATTTTATAGCGTTTCCTTCAGCAAACTCAAGTCTATTTTCGTTTATAAATTGTGCTGGCTGTATGCGAAAACTTTTATAATGTTTCCCGCCGACCTGCTTTTCTAAACTATCGTATGTTGTTCCTTTAAATAATTCTTTATGTGTCATAGTAAATATGCGCGATCAAAGTCTCTTGGATCTAAGACGTGTAATTCACGCTTCGCTCTCGTCGCTCCAGTATAAAATAATCTATGCAATTCATCTGGATCATTACTAAATGTTTCGAGTGCAGCGTTGGTTATGTCTTGCATCAATAAAACTTTATCAGCTTCACCTCCTTTTGCTCCGTGTATTGTTGACATTGTTATACGAGGATTCTTATTTAACATCTCACCATTCGCCCTCATATTACGAATGTAGTTTTCTGTAATAGGATCTAATCCTTCAAAGGCTTCGTACCAAACACTCTCTACAATTAGTCCGTGTTTCTCTTTACATTCTTGTATTGTATATTTATTGTCTGAGTGTAATGTTTTACCTTTTCTAAATCCTTCTAATACATTGGTCCCTAAATATTCATAAATGTTTTTTACTTCTAAATGATTTAGTAAACTTCCTTTACGCCAAGACTCCCAGTTGTTAATAGCTAACAATAATTTTAGTGGTATAGAGTTACGTCCTTTGAAAGAATAATACCAACCTTTTAATTCACATACTTCTTTTACTGAATCTAAAAAATGATTTGCAGAAGATAATACTAACCAGTTTCCTTCTGACATATCTACTTGTGTAATATCAGAATATCTACAAAGCACACCTTCTTCTGTTCTTGGTTTGTAATCTTTGTCAAATCTGTTTTGTACTTGATTAATTATTTTTTGTGAAAGTTCGTGTATAGGTCCACCAGGTATTCTGTATGATTGATCTAATGTTTTGATGTCGTCAACTTCTTCTTTGAGTGCAATGAAATGATCTACTTCTGCACCTGCCCATTTAAATATTGCTTGGTCATCATCACCAGCTATGTAAGTTTTGTTTGCTCTACTCCACATTTTACGCACCATTTCCCACTGCAATAAAGATAAATCTTGAGCTTCATCTATAAATAAAACTTCAAATTTATTTATTGTTTCTTTTGCTATAAAGTCTTCTAACAAATCGTTAAAGTCTTTTAAACCTTTTTCTTTTTTAAACCGCTTTAATTCTTCTGATAAAAGATATAAAGTATTGCGTTCAATATCTAATATGTTTTTACGAGAATCATAATACTCCAACAGATCCATTCTCTTTACAGCTGCAGTATTTATTATTGTAAGATATTCATTATCAGAATTAAATGTACCATCACTGTCAGAAAATTTTGCAGTCTTGATTGGTATTCCACACTTCTCACCAAACTCTTTGTAGTCATTTGCATCCATCATTTTTTCTTTTGTCATACCTAATTGATTGAATGCGTAAGAATGCAAAGTTCTAAAGAATGCTAGATCATTCTCTATGTCCAGGCCAAACTTATCCGCGGCCCTCGTTGCTGCCTCCGTTGCAGCTTTTTTTGTAAATGAAAAATAACCTATCTGTTTTGGTCTAACGCCATCTTGGATAAATTCATCAACTAGATTCAGTAGTGTCGTGGTCTTTCCCGTTCCCGGTGGTCCCAATATTATTGTCTTCACTTAAATGTTCCTTCTTTATTAACTTATTTATTTTTTCTTTATTACTAAATGCATACAAAGATGCTTCATAATCTAATGGAAATATCTCGTAGTATGGTCCTTCTTTACCATTACATCCTTCTCGTGCCGGATATATTTCTAATTGATATTTATGTTTTTTAATTTTTATTTCTTTTACTACATAGTTAGTCATTAAAAATGCTCTTCTTGGTATGGAACTTTAGAAACTGTTGCTTCTGTTTGTTTCATTGTTTTTATTTTAATTAATCTAGGTTGTTGTTTTTTAATACGAACTCTTTCCTCACCTTCAAATGCTTCTAATTGTTTTATAAGATTACCAGTTTGATTCTTATCTTTTTCCCAATGGTTTCTTTTACAGAAATTGTAAAAGTCTTCCATTCTAAAATATGTAAATTCTTTTTTCTCATCTGTGTATGGTAGTTTGTT